GATTATGGAGTTGCAGCCCCTGGAGCTAGTTTAGTTAAAACCTTAGGTTATTATAACTTTAGTACTAATCCTGTTGATTTAGGCCAAGTGTTTACTTCTAGAGTTACATCTGATCTTGCAGTATATACTACAGAGGTAGGTACTACTTTTGATATAGCTTCTGGATTGTTTGATTCAAATAGTGGTAAATTTGATGGAGGTGATGTATCTGATGCAGATGTACAGCTTCAAGTATCTACCACCTCTGATGACCCAAGTATTCCTAACCCCTTATGGGATTCTTGGACCCCCTTTAATATTGGGGATTATAGTGCGAGAGCCTATAAATTTAGATTAAAGTTATTTACAGCAGACCCCAACCATAATATTGTAGTAACTAAATTAAGAACTACAATAGATATGCCAGACAGAACAGCGCGAGCGTATAACATTAGTACTGTTTCGGGTATAAAAGATGTAGTATTTGACCAAGACTTTAAAACAGGCCCCAGCGTGGGATTAACAGTAAGTGACCTTAGTACCGGGGACTATTGGAACTTAACAAATCAAAATAACTCAGGATTCTCTGTAGCTATATATAATTCTTTAAATCAGTTGTATGGTACAGATGGGCGACCTGAGAAGAATTTTAATTATATAGCAGTTGGTTATTAAAGGAAAACATATATGTCTCAACACGATTATAATATAGCAAATGACTTCTTTCCGCAAATACGGACAGATTTAAATAACTCTTTAGCATCTGCAGCTTCTAAATGTAGTGGAGCAACAGATCCAAGTGACCTCAGTAATGTGAGCACTTTAGGCGTAACTCAACCTTATCAGTGGTGGTTAGATACAGGAACAAATCAGTTAAAAATACGTAACTCATCAAATAGTGGTTGGTTGTCTCTTGCTACAATCAATACCACAGGGTATAATGATTTGTATGCAGATAATCTAACTGTTACAGGTACCTTGGTAGAGACTTCTTCTAAAAGGTTCAAGAAAAATATCAAACCCATAACTAATCAATTAAAAAAATTAGTTAAATTACAGGGTGTCGAGTATGACCGAATAGCTACTGGCAAGCACGAAATAGGTTTGATAGCAGAAGAAGTAGAAAAGGTATATCCTGATTTAGTCTCTCCCAATACGGAAGGTATTCAGTATAGTAAGTTAACATCTATACTAGTAGAGTCCATAAAAGAACTAAAGTCCTTATTAGATATTCAAAATAACCGAATACAAGAGCTTGAAGCTAGTTTAGGAGTTTAAGATGTCCGCAGGAAAACACCATATAGTTATTGAACAAGGATCCACTTTCGAAATGACACTATCGTTAGATGAGCCCGCAGGTACGAACAAGGATTTAACAGGGTGGTCTTTTAGGGGTCAAATCAAAAAGTCTGCTTATGCAGATGGACCTTCAGCTACCTTTAGTATGATAGATTTAGACTTACCTAATGGTATATTTAAGGCTGTTTTATCTGCTAGTGTTACTACAGGTATGGATGTCGGGATTGAAACCTATGACGTAGAAATGGAACATATAGATGGTACTGTAATAAGATTATTACAGGGTAGAGTAACGATTGCCTCCGAGGTAACTACCTAGTGAACCTTCGAAAAATTTTTATTGACAATGCAGGTATATTGTGTTATAATTCTCCTATCAATAGAAGTTTTGATACAAGATTTTTTCAAGAGGAGAACCTAATATGTCTATAGTCATTACTGTAGCAGAAACCTCAGATATAGTAGTAACAACTACCTCTACTATTGGAGGTGCTGGATTAATGGCGTTTACCCCTCATGGAAGTATTTCTTCAACTACCGTTCAAGGAGCTCTAGAAGAGTTAATAGATAATGCTTATAATCAAGCTATTGCACCTGATGCTGTTGCTCATTCAGTAGATGAAGGAGATACTTGGTATGACACCACCAATAATAAACTAATGGTGCGAAGGAGTAATGAATGGGAGGAACTTGTCTTATCCAATCAATTATCCGATACTAAGTCAGACGGGGATAGTGGAAATTATCCCGATGTAGGTATGGATGGAGGTACTTATTAGCATAATGTACTGGAGCAACAATAATGGGAAATAAAATTAAACTCGATAAACTGGATTCTTACAGGAATACATATGTCGAAGTTGTAAGTGATATGCGCTTAACTACTGCAGCAACTCTAACCCTACCTAATGGGGTAGCAATTAGCGAGTTCAGCACAGAGGGCACATTAGTAGGGAACAGCGATAATGCAGTTTCTACTGAAAGAGCCGTAAAAACATACGTAGATAACCAAATTGGTTCCGTAAATAATGCTGGAGGTGTTTCTTATAGCCCACACGGCAGTATTGCATCCACGAATGTTCAAGACGCTTTAAATGAATTAGCAGACAATGCTTGGAGAGCTGGATCAGCACCTACCGGAGGTGCTGTAGATGAAGGGGATCTTTGGTATGACACGACTAATAACCAAATGAAGGTATATAGAAATTCTGAGTGGGAGTTATTTGTATTAGCAGATGCTCTCTCAGGTGATTTTGATACCATAGCAATGGACGGTGGTACGTTCTAAATATTTTTCGAAAAATATTTTACACTGTGTTTACTAACACAAAGAATTAAAAAAAGGAATTAAAGTATGGCGAATACTATTCAAATTAAAAGAACCGCAACTTCTAATGCACCTGCAGGTTTAGCAGCAGGTGAGTTGGCTTATGTAGGCGGTAATGATGGTTTATACATTGGACACCCAGATGGAGCTTCTGGAAGCATTCTAATTGGTGGTACTAAAGGGTACGTATCCAATGTTGGAGATACGATTACAGGGGATATTACTCTTAGTGATAGTTCTCTTCTAATTACAGAAGGTTCAGATACATTAACTTTAGCTGCCCCAACTTTAACAGGTGATCGTGTAATTAACCTCCCTGATATTGCTGGTACTGTAATGCTAAATTTAGCAGAAGATACTGCCCCTCAGTTGGGTGGAGATCTAGATACTAATGGCAGCAACATTCAAGTTGATGATGCTAAAGGTATCTTGGATGACTCAGGAAATGAGCAACTTCTATTTGGTAAGACTGCAACAGCTGTAAACTTTGTTAAGATTACGAATGCTGCAGCAGGAAGTGCTCCACAGTTTGAAGCAACGGGTTCAGGTACAGACGTAGACTTAAGCTTAACGGCTAAAGGCGCGGGTACAGTTAATATAGGTAACTCTACTGTAGTTACTGGTACTGTTTCAGCTACTGGATTTACTGGACCTGTTACAGGAAATGTTACAGGAAATGTTACAGGAGACGTAACGGGTAATGCAGATACTGCAACTACTCTTGCTACTGCTCGCACTGTCGCTTTAGCTGGTGATATTACAGGTTCTGCTTCCTTTGACGGTTCTGCTAATATTAGCATTACTTCTGAGATTGGGGCCGGAAAAGTTGGTTCTGCTGAAATTGCTTCAGATGCTGTTACTACTGCTAAGATTGCCGATGATCAGGTAACTAATGCTAAGCTAGGTAACATGACTCAGGGTACTGTTAAAGTCGGTGGAGCTGCTGGAGCCCCTACTGATTTAGACGCTTCTGGTGATGGTAAAGTTATAGTTGGTAATGGAACAGACGTAGCTTCTGTAGCTGTTTCTGGCGACGTTACTATGACTAACGCTGGTGTAGTCACTATTAGCAATTCTTCTGTAGAGAAGGATATGTTAAATGATAACGTAATTACAGGTCAGACAGAATTAGCAGGTAATGCTGCTGCTGGTGATTATATGATGATCTATGATACATCAGCCGGCGCAATGAAGAAAATTGCAGCTTCTAACGTTGGTGCTAATGCCTTATCTGAATTAGATGATGTTAGTACTGCAACTGCAACTGCTGGTAACTTCCTAGTTGCTGATGGCAGTAGCTTCGAATCTGTTGCTATGTCTGGAGATGTAAGTATCTCTGCATCAGGTGTTACTAGTCTTGGAGCTGCCGTTGTTGCTGCTGCTGAGCTAGGTGTTACAGCTGGGGCTACTACAGCCTCTAAAGCTTTAGTAGTTGACGCTTCTAAAGATATCGCTGGAATTAATAGTTTATCTGCTGTATCTCTTTCAGGTACTCTAGACACTGCTGCACAGACTAATATCACGTCTATAGGTACACAAGCATCTGCTCTAAGTATGGGTTCTAACAAGATTACTGATCTTGCTACTCCAACACAAGCTACTGATGCTGCTACTAAGGCTTACGTTGACGCTTCTAAACAAGGTTTAGACGTTAAAGATTCAGTACGTGCCGCATCTGCTGCTGCAGGTACTTTAGCTTCTGACTTTACTAATGGCCTCGCTATTGACGGAGTTACTTTAGGAACTGGAGACCGTATCCTTATTAAGGATCAGGCTACAGCTTCTGAAAATGGAATATACGTCGTTGCTGCTTCGGGAGCTCCTACTCGTGCTTCAGATATGGATGCAGCTGGTGAGCTATCTGGAGGTACTTTCGTATTTGTTGAAGAAGGTACAAGTAATGCAGACAGCGGTTTTGTAGTTACTTCTAATGGTGCACTTACTATTGGTACAGATGCTAATACTTGGACTCAGTTCTCTGGTGCAGGTCAGCTAACAGCTGGTACTGGTATGACTAAGTTAGGTAACACTCTAGATGTAGGCGCAGGCAACGGTATCGTTGTTAATGCTGATACTGTTCAGATTGATACAGCTTGGGCAGGTCAAACAGCTATTAGTACTGTAGGTACTATCTCTACAGGTACTTGGAACGCTGATACTATAACAGCAGCCAATGGTGGTACAGGACTTACGTCTTACACTGTAGGTGATATGATGTTTGCGTCTGGCGCAACTTCAGTTTCTAAACTTGCTAAAGGTACTGCAGGACAGATGTTAGTAATGAATTCTGGTGCAACTGCTCCAGAATGGTCTAATGCTATCGACGGTGGTACTTACTAAGTAAGTAAATAAAATATATGAGTTGGGGACTTCGGTTCCCAACTTATTTAATACGTCAGTAGTATTAAATAAGTTGGGAATCATATATTTCCAGGTTAATCAAGTTTTCTATATAGAGAACTTTAACTCATCGCTACATAGCGAAGCAATAAACGGAGGGCCATATGGCACTACAGATTAAACCCAAAAGAACGAGTTCGGCAGGTAATGCGCCTACCACCAGCAATTTAGAAGCTGGTGAGATTGCAATTAACCTTGCCGATAAAAAACTTTACGTTAGAGACACCTCTAATAATATCCTAGAGCTAACAACTAGATCGTTGAATGCTTTAGATAATGTTAGTGTTGCTTCACCTTCGGATGGTCAAGTACTAAAATACAATGCTGCTACTAGTATCTGGGAAGCTCAGGAAGACACTGCTAAGACAAATCTTACAAGTCTGACTGATATTACTATTAATACTCCAGAAGCTGATCATGTACTTCAGTACAACGGTACATCATGGGTTAATGCCACACTAACTACTACTACTAATCCTTTAAATGCTTGGGCTACCCAGCTTTCGTATGATTATACATTACCTTCATACTTCTTAGCTGAACAGTCCGGACCTTGGCAGATTAATAGTGGTGCAACTTTAACAATATCAGAAAATTCTACAGTATATATCCATGATCCATGGTTTGTATTGCACGAATAATAAAGGAAAATTATGTCTACTTTAAAAGTTAATAATATTACTGCTGTAACTGGATCTACTGTTACAGCCGATAAAGCTATTGTAATTACTGACAATACTTCATCAACCTCAACGTCCACCGGTGCTCTTAAAGTAACTGGTGGTATATCCACTCAAGAAAATTTGTATGTAGGCGGAAACGCTGTGATTACAGGGACAATGACTGCTAATGGCGGTACATTGACACTCGGTGATGCCAATTCAGATAATCTTAGCATTTTAGCTGAGCTTACCTCTGATGTTATTCCCGATGCTACTAATACATACGATTTAGGTTCTGCTACTAAGAAATGGGCTGAAATCCACGCTACTACAGTGTATGGAGATGGTTCAAACTTAACCGGAATTAGTTCTGACTTAACCGTTGCAGGTGATTCAGGTTCTGATACTGTAACAGTTGGTACAGATACATTTACTATTACAGGAGGCACTAATTTAACCTCCTCTATGGCACTTAATGAGCTAACTCTTAGTCTAGACGCTAGCCCAGATTTAACAGGTACGCCAACTGCTCCTACTGCAGCAGCTAGTACTAATACTACTCAGATTGCTACTACAGCATTTGTAGCCACTGAGGTTGCTAATCTTGTGGATGCCGCTCCAGGAGCTATGGATACTCTTAATGAGTTAGCTGCAGCACTTGGTGATGATGCTAACTATGCTGCTTCTACTACTAGTGCCTTAAATGCTCGATTAGAGCTTGCCGGTGGTACAATGACTGGTAACATTGCAATGGGCGGAAGCGACATTAGTGGTGCTGGAACTGTAGAAGCCTCAGTTGTTGATATTGATAGTGTTGCGACACTAGATACAGCTACTGTAACTTCTCTAGGCACTTCTATTAGTGATATGGATACTTTCTCAGCTACATCTTATAGATCAGCTAAGTATCTTGTATCTATCAAGGACGTTACCAACTCTGAGTATCAGTCAAGCGAAGTTCTCATTGTACATGATGGTAGTACCTCTTACTTAACAGAGTACGGGCAGTTACATACAGGCGTCAATCCTCTAGTAACCTTTACTACAGATATTTCTGGTGGTAACGTTCGTTTAAGAGGCACAGGTATCAGTGCTAACAATAATGTTAAAGTAATCCGTACTTTAGTAGAAGCCTAATCAAAAAAGAAGCCCCTTTAGGGGGGCACTCATAGTGGAGGTTTGGAAACTATGTCCAATTCAAGTTTCAAAATTAAACACGGTTTAAATGTTAGTGGTAACGTTGTTGTTACTGGTAATGTTGATGGCCGTGATCTTGTTATAGATGGTAATAAATTAGATAACATTGAGGTTGGCGCTACAGCCGATCAAAGTGCTACAGAAATTAAAACCGCATATGAAAGTAATGCAGGCGTTGAGAGTTTCACTTCTACGTTAAATACTAAACTAGACGGTATCG